TATGTAACAAAATCAAAAAAGATTTTAACATACAAAAAATAGAATATAAGTTCTTGAATCGCGAAACGGGATTAGTGGATTTGTAATTTTCGACAAAAATACTTTTGTCTTAGAAAATCTTATACTTTGTATTTACCTAAATTAATTTCAACATCAGAACCTTCTCCAGGAGCCGAACCAAAATATCTAATACCTTCTCGAAGTGCACCATAGATACCATCGGGTCTATTTTTATCACCACCTTTATATGCAGTGATAATACCACTTATCATTTCTTTTACATCTGCTAATGAATTAATATCTTTAGCATCGTTATAATCAAATTTATCTGTAACTATAATTTCACCATTTTCATTAAGAGTTACTTTTCCAGAACCAATTAAAGTTTTAAGATTATAATTTTTACTAAATATGTTTTCAAAAATAGATTTACTAGCTGTTCCTTGGTCATAGTCTTCATAAGAAATAGTATTTTTTCCTTCTGATAAAACATTTTGCGCAATACCTTTTAATTCTTTTTCATAAGCTGGTGATAATTTATCCTCCGTAAAATCTTTGTTACCTCCAAATAAATCATAAGAAAATTGTCTTACATTAGGAGGTATAACGTTTAGTGCTCTTCTGAATATAGATTCTTTTTCTGCCATTTTGCATTTTAGCACGAATCCAAAGACAAAAAAACAGTAAAATTAAAGCTGGTTGAAAAATAACAAATATAATTATATTGGCTAATTCATACCCCCACCCTGTATAATCACCTATATTTTCTATTATTTTCACACACCAATCAAAAAATTTATCTACACATACATCCATAAAAATTACCACTGCCGTCATTCATAATATGTAAGTTTAAACTATCTACATAACCAGACAATTTAAGTCTTAAAATATCACACAAAGCAAAGCAATCAACTTCATCAGTTATAACAATGCCTTCCATTATTTGTTTGGTTACAGGTATCAACTGAAACAAACCATCATTTAAAATAATTAAATCCATTCTTTCCAATCCTCATCCATTATAGTATTAGCGATGTCCATTTTAGATCTTAAAGCTTTTACTATCTTTTCATCTACAGTTTTAGGTGCTATAAGGTCAATATATGTTACCGACTTCGTTTGACCTATTCTGTGTGCTCTGTCTTCTGACTGTAGTCTTTTTTCTAAGTCATATCCATTAGAATAGTAAATTACATTACTAGCAGCAGTCAAAGTTATACCATAACCAGCTGTTTGTGGATTACCTACAAAAAACCTAGCATTAGAATTAGGATCTTGAAATTTTTCAATAGCATCAGCTCTGTCTTGAGAACTTATGGCTCCATAATATTGAACTATAGAGTCTGCTCCATATTCTTCACTAATATTTTTTACTATATTTTCTATATCATAGATGTAATTAGCCCAGATAATAACCTTACCTTCTACTTCTTCTAACAAACTTAACAGTTCTTTCATTCTATTATTTTTAATAGTGGTTGTTGTGCCATCATCATTTTTTAAATGACCACAAGTGATTTGATGTAGTCGCATCAGCTGTGTTAGTACGTGAGGAGCTGTAGCCATTTTACCTTTTAGAGAAGCGAGGGCCGCGGATTTCATAGTGGCATAAGCTTTACTTTGTTCATCAGTAAGTTCTATTTCTCTTTTAGTGTATATTTTATCTGGTAAATCTAAGCAGTCTTCTTTTAAAACTCTATAAGAAAAAGATTTTATATTGTCGGCTAATTCATCTAGTCTCTTATAGCTACCTACTAATTGAACTCTACGACCTCCAAAATTTCTTTCAATCATATGAGCATATCTATTTCTAAAAGCATAGAACGAATCAAATCCCAATAAGAACTCATTTAAAAAATTACATTGAGTAAATAAATCTAAAGGACTTTTTGTCACAGGAGAGCCTGTAAGTATTCTTCTGTATTCAGCCTGTTTTCCTAATTGCAAAATTGATTTAGTACGTTTTGCAGTAGGGTTTTTAATAGTCGTAGACTCATCAACTGCGAGCATAGTGGTATGCGATCTTAAAAATTTAGCAGCAAAGTCTAAACCTTTTTTAGTACTTAATGCCTCAACATTCATAATAAGGATGTGAAGGTCATGTCCTGTTTCGAATAATGATTGATACTCTTTATCCTTTGTCTTTGATGTTGAAGCAGTCCATAATACCATTGTAGGTTGTATGTGACTAGCTAAATGTGTTGGTATCTCTTGAGTAAACCAATTGTTATAAACACCTTTTGGTGCTATAATAAGTGCGCCATTTATTTTACCTTTGTCATAAAGCATAGCCATATTATCTACTAACACTTTAGATTTACCTGTACCCATTTCCATGAAATAACCATACTCGGTTTTATCCCACGACTTTTCTAATGCAATCAATTGATGTGCATAAGGTTTTGTTTTAAATTTATAGTTCATAATTATTTTCTTCTTTCTATGTTGACAATGATATAAATACTATTATAAAGTCTGTCAAGAAAAAAGAAATTTAGAATGAAAAATAAAATATTTGAATTATATAAACCAAATTCTTTACGAGAATTTTTAGAATTTTATAAAAATAATCCTGAAGAAAAATTTGTCTATGTTGCACAGCAACCACCAGCAAATATAAATATATTAAGTGCATCTGATTTTGGATACTTAGTTATTTGTTTACCTAACACAGGACCAGAGTCTCAAGCAATTTATTCTACTCAACCTTTCGTAAGAAAGATGAAAAAAAATTTACAAGATTTTAGACCACAAGATTATTTATTAGCAATAGGAGATCCAATTATTATTGGTATTTGCAATATTGCTATAAGTGATGTAACCAATGGAAAGTTTAATGTTTTAAAATGGGATAGAAGAGAGTATAGATACTACCCATTAGAATTAGACTTTTATAACTAGAAAGGTAGAAAGATGAGTAATGATGTACAAAACATGATGCTAAATGATTCTAAAGATCTTTTAGATAATGTAGAGATAACGACTATAGCTGCAGAATGTGTCAAGCTTAAAGCAAAAGAAGATGAGATTGCTGCATTAGAAGAAAAGCTAAAATTAAAAAAAACAGAAGCTGATGATATAGGTTCTAGGGTAATTCCAGAACTGTTAGCAGAGCAAGGTTTGTCTGAACTTAAATTATCTGATGGATCTAAAGTTTCTGTTAAAAAAGAATTTAGAGCAACTATTCCTAAAGATGAGGCAAGAAGGGAAAGTTGTTTACAATGGCTTCGTGACCAAGGATTGGGTGATATTATTAAAAACAATGTCACTGTATCTTTTGGTAAAGGAGAAGATGACAAGGCTGAGCAAATGCTTAACCTTGCAGCTGAGCATGGCTTTCAACCACAACAGAAATCTGATGTGGCTTGGAATACATTAACAGCTCTATATCAGGAGCGTGTTCAAGCCGGTTTGGACATGCCTTCTGAAAGCTTTAGTCTTTGGATTAAAGATAAAACTAAAATAAGCCGGAAATAACTAATGGAGAATGTGTAATGAGTAATGAAGTAATGAAAAAAGACACAGGGTCAGTAGCCTTATTTGGTGATGACCTACAAAAAGGTTTTGAAAACATGACGCAAGAAGATATGGCGTTACCGTTTGTCAGAATCTTAGGACAACTATCACCACAGGTAACTGACGGTGATGCGAAGTATATAGATGGTGCTAAACCAGGCATGATTTATAATACTGTTACCAGCGAATGTTTCGATGGTAAAAAAGGTATCAAGGTTATTCCTTGTTATTACAAAAAGGATTATCCAGAATGGTCGGATAGAGGAGATGGACCCGGTGCTCCGGTTGCAGTTCACTTACCGAACAGTCCGATAATCCAAACAGGTAAGAGAGATGGTTCTAAAATTAGATTACCTAACGGTAACTATTTAGAGGAAACAGCTTCTTACTATGTTTTGGTTGAAACAAAAGGAGGTGGAATGACACCAGCGTTGATTACTATGAAGTCGACGCAACTTAACGTTAGTAAAAAATGGAATTCTATGATGAAGACCATACAAATTGCTGATGGTAAGGGTGGATTTGCTATCCCTCCTATGCATGGGGTTGTGTATAATTTGGCTTCTGTACTACAAAAGAACGACAAAGGTTCTTGGTATGGTTGGTCTGTTACACAAGACAGAATAATGGGACAAAAAGATAAAACTTTATACCTAACGGCTAAAGATTTTAATTCTAGTGTCGCTAAAGGAAACGTGCAAACAAAAGCAGATGTGGAAGAGAAAGCTAAAGATAATACTCCGTATTAAATTTAGTTTGAAGGGGATCGCAAGATCCCCTTTACAAAGAAGGCAGAAAGTAATATATGGATAAATTCAAACAAATTTTTAGCGGATTAACAATAGCATATGGACAATACCAACCCGGTGACAGAGGAGAGAATGGTAAGCAACAAGGTAAAGCCTTTATTGTACGTGGAAACGTCACCGACGAACTTTGGACCAATCATCTTAAAGGAGAAGGAGCAGCCCTTGGGATTATCCCTATCACAGAAAATAATGATTGTAGGTGGGGGTGCATTGATATTGACGAATATAACTTTGATCACGCTAGCCTCGTTAAAAGTATTCGGAATCTTAAACTCCCATTAGTAGTTTGCCGTAGTAAATCTGGCGGTGCACATGTATTTTTATTTACTAAAGAAAACATTCCTGCATCATTGATGCAATCAAAATTAAAACAAATGGCTATCATACTAGGCTATGAAGGGTCAGAAATTTTTCCAAAACAAACAGAAATATTAGTGGAACGTGGTGACACTGGTAATTTCTTAAACTTACCTTACCACAATCAAATGAAAGGACTACGATATGCTATCAACGATACTGGCGCCGGTTGTACACTTGAGGAATTTTATCAGCTCTATGATGAGTTTTCTTTACGAAAAGAAGAGGTGGAACAAATTAAAACGGAAGAGAAAAAAATAGAAGAAGCATTCCCTGGAGGACCCCCTTGCTTAAACAAATTGGCAGCAATAGGTTTTGGTGAGGGTTCCAGAAATAATGCATTATTTAATGTTGCAGTATATTACAAACAATCTAATCCTGATACGTGGGAGGATAAAATTGTAGAAGCTAATTCTAAATATATGGATCCAGCTTTAAATAATAATGAAGTTCAACAATTAATAAAATCAGTCAATAGAAAAGGTTATGACAAATATAGATGTAAAGATGCACCTATTAATTCTGTCTGTCAAGCAGGGTTGTGTCGTACTAAAAGATTTGGTGTAGGTTATGGAGAAGAAGAAATGCCAGTACTTGGAAGTTTGACTAAGTATACTTCAACACCTCCACAATGGTTCTTAGATGTATCAGACAAAAGAATAGAATTAAAATCAGAACAACTTTACAATCCCGGTATGTTTGCTTTAGCATGTTTAGATCAAGCAAATAAAATTGTACCTGTACCTAAACCTAGAGATTGGAAACAACATTTTTTAAAACCAATGATGAGTAATCTACAAGAAGTAGAACCATTAGAGTCTTTAGATCCTATAAATGAATTAACAGGACTGCTTCAAGATTGGACTACTAACAGACAATCAGCAAGAACATTAGATGACATATTTAACAAATTACCATTTACTGAAGAAGGTTTTACATATTTTAGAATGGAAGATTTTTATGCATTTTGTAAAAAAAATAATTGGGAAATGGATAAAATTAAAACAGGTAATTTAATAAAAAGATTAGAAGATATTTTTGTAGAAGAAACAAGATTAAGAATTAAATCTCAACATCCAAGAGTAGTTAAAATTAAAACTATGAAAAAATTAGAAGCTGCAGTCTCTAAAGTTCCATATCAACAAGAGGACTTTTAATGAAATACTCTAAAGACATAGGTCTTAATTGGCATTTAAGATTTAGATTAATAATACAAGAACTAAAAGAAGAACTAGAACTAACACAAATACACTTAGAAATAGCAGAAAGGAAGTTAAAGAAATATGAAGACAATAATCTTAGGTCCACCAGGAACGGGAAAAACAACAACGTTGTTAAACTTAGTGGACGAGTTCATCCAGAAGGGGATCCGACCTAAACAAATAGGTTATTTTTCTTTTACAAAGAAAGCAGCAACAGAAGCTGCGAATAGAGCTGCAGATAAATTTGGATTAGATATAGAAAATGATCTGACTAATTTTAGAACTTTACATTCCTACGCATTTAATCAATTAGGTATGACTAAAGAGAAGATGATGAAGACAGAAGACTATAAGGAATTTGGTCAAAAATGTGGCATACCAATTAAGACGGCTAAATTTTCTAATGATGACGGTACATTTAATTCTGACAATGAGTACCTTACAATAATCAATACGGCTGCAGTTAAAAGAATGGATCTTCTTGAGTACTACGATTCAAGAAAAAATATTATAGATATAGAACGAAACACTTTGTATTTATTAGCAGAGGAACTTAACAGATTTAAAAAAGAAAAAAATTTAAAAGACTTTAACGATTTACTAGAAAATTTTATAGAAAAAAATATTAAAAATACTTTTGAAGTTTTATTTATAGATGAAGCACAAGACTTGTCTTTATTACAATGGGACATGGTTAGATGTATTTGGGCTAATGCCAAGAAAACTTATATTGCAGGTGATGATGATCAAGCTATATTTAAATGGGCAGGAGCTGATGTAGATCACTTCATAGCTTTGAAAGAAGAAGTAAATGACATTAAAGTATTAGATCAATCTTATCGTATACCTGGTGGACCTATACATGAATTATCTCAAAAAATAATAGGCAAAGTACAAAACAGATTTGAGAAGCAATATAAACCTAGAGAAGAAATAGGTGTATTAAAAAGATATTCTGATATAACTCAAGTAGATATGTCTAAAGGCAATTGGTTAGTTTTATCTTCAGCTAATTATTTTTTAGAAGATGCTAAAGATTTGTGTGAGATACAAGGATGGTATTATCAATACCGAGGAAGAAATTCTATTTCATTAAAATTATTATTAGCATTAAATAATTGGGAATCATGGCGTAAGGGTGAGTTGTTAAATCATTTAGAAATTAAAAACATTTACGAATATTTAGGAGATAATGTTTTAGTAGGTTTTAGAAAAGGTAAGACTCTTCATTCTGATAGCAAGTACACTCTAAAAGAATGTCAAGAACAACACGGTCTTAATACTGACAAAGTTTGGTATGATTCTTTTGAAGGTCTAGATAATATGACCGAAAATTATATTCGTAATATGAGGGCGAATGGTGAGATGATAAATAAAAATCCTCGTATAATAATGTCAACTATACACGGAGCGAAAGGAGGAGAAGCAGACAATGTTTTATTGTTACAAGATCTTACAGGTGCAGCACTAGAAACTTTTAGTCATGACCCAGATGAATTACATAGATTATTTTATACTGGAGCGACGAGAGCGAAGCGTGAATTGCATTTACTAGATCCTAAAAACTTTGATCGTGCTTATATATTATGAAAACAGGAGCACCAAAAGAAAGAAATGATAGTTTAGGAACTATTAATGAATACAGATCGATTATAGAATTTTTAGCAAATGGTTGTGAAGTATTTAAAAATGTTAGGCAACATGGTTGTATAGACATTGTAGTTATTCATCCGAACGGAACTGTAGAAAAACTAGATGTTAAAACAAGATGTGAACGAAAAAGAGATGGATCTCCTATACATAGATCTTTGTCTAATAAACAAAAACAATGGGGTGTAAAATTATTTTATATAGATGAAAATCATGAAGGACACTACCATCCACCAAAAGGAATACATGAAAAATAATTATAAAAAACTAAAAGAAAAAGGAATAGTTAATAGTAAAGTAAAGCTTGGAGATTTAAAAACTTTATTAAAACAAGTTGGTGGAAATCATTATAGAAAAATGGCTATTCAACCAGCTGAATTCATTAATAAAAATAAGTTGCTTTTTGCAGAAGGCAACGCTATAAAGTATATATGTAGGCACTCGGAGAAGGGTGGTATACAAGATATAGATAAAGCAATA